CAGGCCAGATAATAAATATGTTCTTGCTTCTCTTCGTTGCGAAGAACTTTGGCAAATCCACCGCCAGCCCATTTCTCAAATTGCACTTCAATTGCAGGGGTGATGGTGTGGCTTGTTACTTGTCCATCCGTTTGAGTGATTTTTAGTTTCATGGTTTTCCCTTCGATTTAATTACTACGCTACAGTCTTAGCGATTGCTCCTGATACCGGCCATGTAACCGATATTGTGGCAAGCTCGCCGACATTATAAACCTGCGGCCATTGCGAAATTAAGCAAGTGGCTGTAAAAAGCGGGTTGCTAGCAGATGTGGCACCTGCTGCTGGCTTTATAGTAACAGTAGTGGTTGTGCCGATAAGGCCATTTCCTGCAGTTGCTCCACCAATGGTCTGATTGACCTTGGATGATGCAAAATCTGCGTTGAAGTCAATCGAGATTGAGCTGTTTTCAAGTCCGGCAATGTACTTGTGGCCTGTGTCGCCCATTGCGGTCACTTCTAGTTGATCAAACTCTTGCGAGATGGTAACGCTTGAAACATAGGTGCTGAGATCAACTGAATTAACAGTTAATTGGACACCATTACCGAGAAATGTTGCCATTAGTCTTTATCCTTTACTCTCTTAGATGCTGGTTCGATGTGTCCGTTCTCAACTAGATACTCAATGTTTGAGCCTTCCAGTTCTCCGGCTGTGACGATTTCGCCCTTGCTGTGACCAGCAATTAGTGAATCGCCAATAACTTTGTATTCCATTTTAGCTCCAACTCGTCATGATCTGAAGGGTAACATCCGCGCTCATCAAATCCCCTGAAGGTAGGGTAAATAGTTGGGGTGCGGAAACTGTGCGGATTGTTGCGCTAGGTTCATTGGTTTTTAATTTAGTTACGCAACTCTGGATAATGTTTTCAAGGTTGATAAGGCCGGATTGATTGTCAATTGCCGGTACAGTAAAAGTAAGCCGTAGATTAGCCCGCGGTGCCAGACTGGTCTGGTTATTTGTGATCTCTACGGCTGGATCATCCCAACTGACAATGACGGAATTGGCAATTGGAGCGTTTGGCGGGAAGCTGAAAGTTTGGTAAGTCCTAGGCGAGCCGTTGTCGGCCACGGCTGAGGCAATGGCAGTGCGAAGAGTATTCCAACTCATCCAACCATGCCCCCAACGCTCATGTATGGGGCTAATAAACCTTTAACGCGACTTAGAAGGCTCATGCCCATTTTATAAGGTGCTGGTTGAAAATCTATGGCAGTCGCTCCGCCTGAGGGAGCAGTTTTAGCTTGAAATATATCTACTGCAATCAACAGTGCTGCCATGCAGATGGCATCGTAGGTAGTCCAGTCGGTATTCTCGGGGCCAATAACGCGGCCGTATGGCACGACTGGTCGCTTGGTCAAAGTAGTTAATTGTGCATCAGTAAAAGTGATTGAGTACGGCGTGACTTCAGTGACGGTAGCTGAGCCATTGAAATGCGCTCCAACATTTTCAACATTGATAGTTTCGCCTACAACAAAGTCATGCGGGTAAAGCGTATAAATTTTGCCGGTAGTTCCATCGGCTTCTTTGGCTACGACTGTGTGCCAATTGTGGGGTAAAAACGAATCGACAATGGCATCTGCGCTATCGCAAATATCTTGCAAATCAGCATCAGCATACAGGCTTCCAAGACCTAAAGTCGTCTTTAACTCTGCAACTGTTACAAATGCCATTATCGCTCCCTCGGGGTGAGAGAGGCCAGGAAGGGACTGACCTCTCTCGATCTATAAGTTATTAGGTAAGGTTGAAGCGGCGGATTCCCGCGCCAATCTTTGTAGCAATTGCATAGTAACCATACAGTGCAATTTCCACCTCGCCGGTCGTGATAGATTGAACCTGGATTTGAGTGGTTGGGCTCTCATACCATGTAACTGCCGATGGGACGACGATAAATGCTGAATCATCGACAACACCTGAAGCTGCAATGAAGGGGTCAATATACAAATCAAGCCCAAGGACTGAACCGCGAAGGCTGGAAACTGCTGCACTTCCGGATGCGTTCATTGGTTGGGTTGCGGTGTAAAGTGCGCGGCCGGTTGTATCGGCATAACCAAGGATGGCTGCCCATTGTCCGGTATTTGCAATCAGGTTAGTTGCTACTTCGCCAGTTGCACCAAAAGCTGCGGCTGATTCAGTTGCTACGAATGATTGCAAACCTGCTGCGGTTGCCGCAACAGAAGTTGCTGCAGTTCCTCCTGCAATGAGAGCAGTAAGAAGCGCTTGATCAGTCGCCTTGGCATATGCACGCTGCATTTGGACAAGGAGCTCGGAATAGAAAGCGGGCGAAGAGCGGTCAAGTAACTCATAGCTGACCCGATTGAGGCCACTTGCCTTCTTGACATCCACGGTAATATAAGTGGAAACCATACCTGTTTCGGATGGTGCTGCTGCCTCTGCAACTTCTGCGACAGTTGGAGCAGTTGTCAATTTCGGAATTGTGAAAGACATACCGGATGCTGGAAGAGCACCGCGGGAAACTGCATCGATCGCAGGACGGATTCCAACAGTTGAACTAATAAACTCCTGCATGTGGGGAGCTAAAGTCAAACCCGTATTTGTAGAAGTCGAGTCATCCGCTGCTTTTACATATTGGCGGGAATCTTCGTTGCCAAATGATGCTTTGAGGGTGTGCTCCAAGTATGAAGCGGAATCTACGATTGGTGAGCGTGGTTTGGTGTAGGCAAGCGCAACTGTTGGCTTCGCTGCCTCAACCTGTGGAGCTGCTGCTTCGACTGCTGGTGCAGCCTCTACAACTTCTTCCTTTGTTGGTTCAGACATTGGTTCTTCCTTTTCTTCTTCTGTTGGCGTAGCGCTCGCCGCTACTTCCAAAACCCGCGCCTCTGCAAAAGCAGGTTCAGTGACGAGGGAAACTTCTTTTAATTTGGCAGCCGTAACAATTAAACGGCCTTGTTTGTCGGTTTCGTAATCGACAATAGATGCACCGACACTAAGTCCGTTTTTTAAGCCCTCTGATGCTTCAATAAGCGCATCAGTAGCGCGAGTGCTAGAGCCGAGGCGAAAAGTTGCATAAATTCCATCTGCGGTTGATTCGGCACTTACCATTTTGCCAATTGGTCGCGAAACTTCATGATCGGTAAGCAACTTGATAGCGCTGGCCTGAATATCGCCAAATGCGCCTTCCTTAAATACAACTTCTCCGGCGCTGGTATAACCAACCTCATTAAACGGCGCAATCAAACCTGTGATAGTGCGCTTGGCTACATTTGCCGTGATTTCGCGCGGTAGTGAGAAATTAATCTCCATTAGTTCTCCTTGGTGCTGGTGATAGGTCTTCCATTTCGCGAGCTTCATCCACGGTCAAAACTCCCAATGGAACTACATCTCGGTAGAATGCTGCTCGCTCGGTGGGATTACCACGAAGGAAGTCATCTAAGTCAAATCTGACATGCTGACCCATTATTGTAATGTCATCCATGCTCAATCGGTTCTCTAGCACAGTGATGATATTTCGCAATGAGAAATCGACAAGATAACGCTTCTGGCCTTCTGCATTGTTGTAAGTCAATGATCCGCCTGTTTCGGCATCTAACAAATAGGCCGGAACATTCATCATTTGCGCGATCATGGTTTGCATGGCTTTTCTTGATTCGACCAATTGCAATTGCGTGTTGTCAAATTGCATCGGTTGATATTCAAGATTGCTCGTCATATAGGCGGTAGCGCGAGTATTGCGTGCCGCCTTAAATCTGGCCAATAAATTCATTACTTGATCTTCTGGCAAATCCATGCCAGTATTTTTTAACACGCCATTAGGTACTGGCTCTTCGGCAGATCGCTTAGCAGCTTGTTCTAATGCAATCGCGGTTTTAATTGTGGGTGCACCGCGTTTTAATACGCCTTCATCTAATGCTTGAAAGGTTATAAGCGAACCAAGTCCATTATTGGGGACATTTGCTCCATCAACCAAATAACCTTCAACCATGTGCATGTCATTGCCATATTTTGGAGTTACACGGTTGTAATTAATATACCGGAACGCAGATGGTCTGCCATCTTCCTTGAAGACTTCAATAATTTGCCAATATGCAGAACCGTTGAAAATAAGGTCATCAATTGTCCATGCCATCATGGTGCCGTATGCAGAATGAGGATCAGGTTGCCGCATCCAACGCGGTTTTGCTAGTTCTTCATCTCGTGAATTGTATAACTCCAATGGAAGCGAAGCCAAGGTACCCGCAACAATATTTCGTGCGCGAGCGACCGCCGGAACGGTCATCGCTTCATCTCTCGTAACATAAGTGAAAGGAACATTTAAGCTAGCAACGCCAAATTGAGAACCGTAAACATTGGGATTTAATTGGGCATAAACATCCTGGTAGGCAGGAAGCAATTCGGCGTTTTTAACTAAACGCAAAGTGTCTCTAATTCCCATAAGTCACCATAATAACATTATTTCGGACTTTTCGCATATCACACCGCAAAGATTCCTGCAACTTGCGAAGGCTTGACGGCAAAGTGTGTCACCATGGCCAAAGCAATTGCGGCGGTGACATAACCGCTGGAATCTCGCCGAACAATCCGCCATCCACCGTCAGCGCCGGATTTTCTCGCGCATGCGTAAATGTGGGCAGTTAAGACTTCTTGTCCTGAGTGCCGTAGCCGATTGCTCGACATAGCCGAAAGTAACTCATCACAGGCTTGGTAGAAGATTGAGCCCGATAAATCCTGGACTGGTATACCGGCGGCGGATAAACGAGCTGCAATGCCGGAAGCGGTGTATTTGTCAAATCCAATGCACTGGCTGTTGAATTTCCTAGCCCAATCGCTTACCGCGGCTGCAATCTTTAGATCATCAACACTGGAGTCCGATTCCCAAGTTTGGATGAGCCCTACAACGATTTCATCCCCTACGCGGGTCGCTCCAACGAGTGAGGCATGCCTTCTATCCGGCGAAACATCAATAGCCAGGTATTGCGCCTTGCCATCGGGCAATTTAAGGTTTTGATCTAGGCAATTAGCCCAAGCACCTTCAGGAAATGGGTTTTGCAGCGTTTCGACCCACTGACATAGGACTTCGGTGCGAAATACCGATTCTGGGTCTTTTAATCGCGCTTTAATGCCATCAGCATCAATGGTGTGACCTAACGCGGGATTTGCGTAACGCCATCCTTGTGGGTCATCAAGTTTGGTTCCATCCGGTGCGCTGTACTCCCAATATCCAATTGTTTCGTCTGAGCCTGGGGCGGCAATGGCTTGATAGGCCTGTTGTCTAATTCGATTAAGTATGGTTGAGAACGCATCTCCAGCATTAGAGGCAAGCCAAATCTGGCTATTGGGTCTGGCCATAGTCGTATATACCAGGGCAGAATACGCTTCAGTGTTTTGGAACTCGCGTGCCTCATCAATAACAACCAAATCCGCAGACATACCGCGAGCGCCTGAGTTCGGAGCCACAATCTTGTACCGATTACCCGTCTTGGTAACGATCTCTTCTTGAC